ATTTCCGCAACTGAATATTCATTCTACTTTAGTGTCTCGTTTTATTTAGCAAAATTTTACTCACAAATAATAGGAATGTCGGGTCGTTTGACGCTCGCAACCACTGGTATCCAGGACAGATGGCTGACCGAAGAACCACAGTATTCACACTTTCTTTCTAGATTTAGAAGACACACAAAGTTTTCCTTCGAGCAAATCGAAGTTCCGTTTCAGCGTTTCGAAGAATACGGAAACGAAACGACTGCTCGCATACCAAACAACGCCGGTGACCTGTTGAAAGGTGTCACCATAAATGTGGACCTTCCACCACCCTCGCCACTCACCGGACAAGGGGACACATACGTGATTGCGACCGGTTCCACGAACGGTACTCTATATGTGGACTCCGTGGAAACGAGTGAGCTCCCCGTGTATCAAGGCGTGGAATACGTGTTTAACAGCACAGAAGATATGAATATTTCGGGTGTGAGTGTGAACGATTACACGAAAGAAAATTTGGGTGGCGGAAACTATAGAATCACACTCAATATAGAAATAAATATCATAGGAACATACGATGAAGTTAAAATAGAATCTGTGAGTGATCAAAACAAGTATTTAACCTTAAAAGTCAAACAAATTCGTTGGAACACGTCTACGCCCACGAAGATGATTAAGTACGCCGATCTCGTCATAGGTGGTCAGACGATTCAGCGCATCACCGGAGAGTACATATACATGTATAACCAACTACACTACACACAAAATGATGCAGACTTTACCCTCGTGGCGACGACCCTTCATAACAGTTATCCGATCATTAACGATGCGACGTACCCACAATACACGAACTTCCAAAAGTATAAGATACAATTACCGTTTTACTTTCACCGACACCCCAGCCTCTCCATACCCATATGCGGTCTCAGAAGTCAACTCGTGGAAGTCAAGGTCAAGTACAGACCGGTTAATGAACTCACGGTCGAGTACGATTTGAGTACGTCCGGGTATTCCACCACGTCAATCGAGTGTGACGTGCAATTGAGAAACATGAGTCTGTTTACAGATTTCGTGTATCTCACAGAAGATGAAAAGAGTTTCATACTCACGAGACCCATCGAATACGTGATCACGCAGACGCAAGTCGCAGAAATACGCATGGACCCAGGTGTTTCTAAGCGGTCTGTGATGATAAATTTCAAACATCCAGTCAAGGAACTATTCTTCATCGCCACGAACGATATCACAGCGGCACACGTACCCATAAAACACGTGAATCTCAAGTTCAATAACAACACAGTGATAGACGCAGATAACCTTCAACTCTCCGCCGAACAACCCCTCAGACACCACACGAACGCCATAAACGAAAACTACGAGTTCGGTGTGTACAGTTTCTCGCTGAAACCGGAAGTGTACTACCCCACGGGTCAAGTAAACATGAGTCGTGTCATACACAAACTCCTCGAAGTTGAATTAGACAGCCCGGATTCGAACCATGGCCACACGCTTCGTGTCTATGCATCGAATTATAACGTGCTCAGAGTGAACGGGGGTATAGCTGGTTTAAAATTTTAGAGTCTAATATTAGTAATGGCCGGTAGAGTTCAATTAGAGGCCGTGGGTCCACAGGACAAACTGTTCACAGATGACCCAGAATACACGTATTTCATAAAAAATTTTAAAAAGCATGGAAACTACTCGAAGTTTTACACAGATTTGGATTTTGATGGACGCATAGAGTTTGGTGAAGAAGTGCGATGTACCATCCCACAAAATCAAGGGGATCTCTTGAAAGGTGTGAGTGTTAAGGTCACACTCAATCCTTTGGACCAAAACTTAGTGAGTGGATACGATCACATCACGTACTGCGAATCCATAGCACAAGCCATGATAGAGTACGCGGATATATACATAGGCGGGTCTCTCATCCAACGCGTACCATCCGATATGTTAGCCATACACTCCGAATTATACATCACGCAGTCTAAACAGAGATCACTTTCAAAGCTCATTGGTAAACCATTCCGTATATTCTCTGTTTTTGACGACTATTACAAACAAATCAGGGAAAACTTACTCGCGGAATCAAAGGTCGAGACGTCTTACAGAGTCGATATCCCATTCTATTTTCACGAATACCCAGAACTCGCCGTACCCCTGTATGCCATCACGAAGCAAGAAATCGAAATAGTTATAAAACTACGAAAAGCAGAGGAGTGTATATTTGCCGTGAATGATCACACCAACAACGATACCAGTGAAAGTTACTACATTGGCCAAAATCCAACTGGTCTCATAAAATCAATGAACCCCGTGTTAGAAATGGTAAGTCTCGACAAAAAAATTAAAAAGTTTCCTAAACGCCTGGAATATACGATAACACAGACACAACAAAACACGATAGATTTGAATAATGCCGATGGTAGATACAACGAAGTACTCGAGTGTAACGAACATGAAGTCCGTTTGGAATTTAAAAACTCCGTGAAAGAATTATTTTTCATAGTGCAAGACAAATTAGATAACAACCCGGCAGTGGAAAACGATTTCGCGACACCTTTCCAATATTCTTCCATCAACAACTTCGACAATCACGTGTTTTTCACAAACAGCGAACAAGTCAAATACATTGGAATGACTTTAGATGGAGCAGAAGTCCTTAATGACGTCACGGGTAATTTGGTACACATAAGAGCCATTCAACCGGGTAAACATCACTCGAGAACACCCATTTATCGCCGTTTTTACATGTATAATTTCGGGTTAGAGCCAGAACGTTGGTACCCCACGGGTCAATTGAACTTCTCTAACATAAAGAATCAATTGTTGAAAATCGGACTTTTCGACTACCCAACTAATTACGATAAACAACTTAGAGTGTACGCGCAAAGTTATAACATACTCCGTGTGGAGAACGGAACTGCGAAGCTTTTATTTGAAACATAATGAAGACAGGTTTTGATCTCACAAACGATGCGAGTGCTCAAAATGAGCAACTCGCCAAAACAATGATTGATATCATCACTCCAGTGATTGAAAAAGGTATGATGCTCGCGGCGGAATACGCCAAGGCGTGTGGAAGAAATGCCGTACTCATGCAAGACGTGGAATACGCCATGAAATATTGCGCCATGCATGAGGTAGGAAAGCACATAGGTTCGTATTTACCAGAGATTTACGAAGACGACGGGGGTGAGGACGATGACATGGAGATCATCGAAGAAGGTGAAGTGGAATTCACACGATATACAGGAGATGATCCGAAATTTAAGGCTATGAATGAAGCGAAGGATTCGTGGGACACGTGGGTTCCATCCAATCCGTCGGAACAACTTATAAAAAATGCTATAGATAGTAATGGACAATGACCCCGAAGGATGGACGGACGTAGAGTATAAGGAGTTCAAAGCAGACGACGCGGATTCAGATTCCGACTCAGAATCTGAGTCCGAGTCGGAATCTGACAAGCCAAAGATGAAAGGATACCAGAAGAAGGAATATAAGAAGATACTTTTTGTAGAGGAGTTACTCCCAGAATAAATTTTCTATGGCTAATATATAAAATGTCTACCGCTGCTGAAACCGTTACTCTCGTCAGCCAAGAGCTCGAATCGCAATCCTTGAACGCCGTCGCCGCTGGCTTCTCCTTCGCCGCGGCCCTTTCTTGGATGGACCTTGTTCGATGGATCGTCAACCAAGTCATCAGCGTCAAGAAGAACGGTGGCATGAACTACACGCTCACCGCCCTCTTCACGACCTTGTTGTCGATCCTCGTCTACTTGGGCTTGTCTCGTGTTTCCACTCGCGTCCAAAAGCCAACGCAACCACTCTACGCGGTTACCCGCTAAGTTTTCTTTTTGGTCACGAGCAACAGGACAACACCGACAAAAATTATCAAAAATATGGATACGAAAGCATCCCATCTACGCACATCCTCAAACTCCGGGATGTGCACAGGTGGTGGAAGGGCAAAATCCTTCTCAACTTTAGGCACATTTTCTAATTTATCAGTAGAACACGTCAAATTTAATTTAAGTATGTGATTTGCGTTTCTAAAATCGTATGGTATCAAACGACCATTACTACTGTAATAGAACTGCACGCGTATACTTGAAATAGTCTGTTGCACACCAGAATCAAAGTTGTGTTCTATGGCGTCTTCACTTCCAGAGTAGTTTATCACGTCTCCACACACGAGTATTTTACCCGTATAAAAGGGTGTATCTGAATACACGGTCTTGTTAAACTCGCTTGAACCGCTACTTAGTTTTATGACAAATGCGTCTACACCTTGAAGGTTAATAGAACCCGTTTTCAAACTGTTACCGGATGAGTGTTCGTTATCAGACGTGAGACCGAATACGTCGTGTGGTGTCGTGTACGTATTAGAAGACGTGTATCCGTGTATACCGTCGTAGAATCTAAACGTGAAATCACTCCCCGCCGTGAACTCTATATCATTCGTAGCGGAGGTATACGTAGCGCCGGTTATAATGGAAGATTTGCTATTAATTTCGCTCGCGAGTTCGACACCACTGTAGTTTCCGTTATCGAGTGTGATTGTTTCAGTCACGGATGCCGTGTTTAACGTAAACGTGTTGTTCCGATCGTGAATCAACAATTGACTATTGTGAATACGGGCAGACACGAGTGATATTTTAGACACGTTATACACGGGGTTTTTGAGGTGTATGACATAGTCACCTGGATCCGGATAGAGCACGGGGTCTCTATCACCACTATCTATGTCTAAGGTATGGACCTTCATTAAAATATGTGGACAATATTTTAATGAGTGTATTACTCTAAATTAGGCTAAATTAGCACAAGTGGTGCGCCAATGGGTTGTTCATGAGTTGACGCTTCGCGACACTGAGACTCGCCTGAGAAGCGTGTGGGTTTTCGTTACCCTTGTATGGGTTGAGATCATGGAAAGATGTGTTCGTGTACTGCTGAGTCCATCCAGCGTTTTGTGGGTTCACGCGACCATCCACACGCGTGGTGTCTGAACGGACAGACGTGAGCATACCACCTTGGTTGAGTGCACTGGCGCGAACATTCATACGACCTGGATTGGAGGCGCGGTTCGCCTTACCACGACGTTCATCTGGACGGAAACCATACTTTTGGAGTTCTTCCACCGTGTATCCGGAGCCGTACACGCGCTTTTCTCCAATGGCAGCCGCTGGGGACTCCAAATAGCCGTGTCTGTAGCTGTGAATGCCTGGTTGTGGCTGGTTCATGTAAGCGTATTGCTCGATGTTACCATCCTTCTTGTTTCTAGTTGGATCTTGAGAGACTGTGTTCGCTGGAACAAAACGCTTCGCTGGGGCAACATTGAGCGTGTCTGTTCTGAGACCAGTCTCGGAACGGTTAGTCGTACGCTTCGTGCGCTCGTGTTCACCTCTGGCGGTGCGACCAGACATGCCTTGTGCCCGACCGAGAGTGGCGGGGAGACGTTCTGGAAGGTACGCCGTCTTTTCTGGACGGTTGTGAGACACGAGACCGACCACACCACGACGACCGCCCTTAGAATCGTACGCTGGACCAGATCTACCCGGGAGAGTCGTCAATCTGTAAGCGCCAACATTTTCTGGGTTTACACGCAAAAGCTGTTGGTAACCCCCATAGGAAGCCACATTTGGATCAACCCCGAGACCTGGACCAACCAATTGTTTCTCAACTGGAGAAACATTGTTCATTCTGTTGTTATCCACAAAGTATTGGTCCGCCCTGTTTCTGAGCTGCTCGCCACTCGTTCTGAATTGAGGAGCAATCTCAGCAAAGTTTGGAACGGCAGCCTTTTGACCTTGTGGGATTTCGACTTGTTCGATTGGGTAATTCTTTGGTTCAACCACCCGATTCATAGCCGCTTGTTGGGCAACTTGAGGAGGCGCGGGTTCATACGTCTCCTTCGGTTGGCTCAACTTTCTACCCGCGTATATAAGACCTGCGATAGCTGCTACAGATATGGGATCAGCCATTCTTATTTCTTATTGATATTTTTATTTACATACCTTTGCTGAAACAAACCATTTTGCACTTCGGAACGCGTGCTCATTGGTTCGTAGGTCATGGTTTGCAAAGGAAGTTTGCATTCCATGTTTTGGAGTGGGAACAAATTTTGTTCGTATGTCTTCGCGAGTACCTTATTAAAGCGAGAGGTCGATTGTGGGCGGAGTTCATCACTCGCGTCAATAAATTCTGCTGGAGCACCCTTGCCCGCCATGTATGGCGCCGTGCCGTACACCATGGTGTTTGGTCTACTAGAACCATAGTTCAAGGTGCTGGGCTGAGGATACACGAACACTTCTTCGGTAGCACAGTTTACTGGAACGGCTGGGTTTTGAACCAACTTAAGACCGGGCTGCAATTGGTAAGCCATTTATTATTACGTGAGATTTATTTATTTAGGCGTGAGTGAATCCATGCATACCACTTCGCTTGTCCCCATTTGGATCGAGGCCAGCAAAAGCTTCGAGTTGAACACCGCGAGCATTTGGATCGCACACGGAACCATCGGTCTTACACATGGGTGCATTCTTCTTACCATACAACCACTCAGCGAACTTAGTTTGGTCACCGGGGATGGTAGACACTGGAGAAGACACGAATTGTCTCGCGATCGCATTTTGCTGGTACATTGGCATGGAGGATCTAGAACGAGCGGGTCCAAATGGAGTGTCCCCCACGACAAACGCATCCGCGTCGGCTCTCACGGTTGGGTAAGAACACGCTGGGAGTCTGTTTGGGCTGTCACCCATGAGCACGTTAGCCATTGGATTGTCTTTCGTTGGCAATTGACACGAGGTCGCCGTACTCTCATAAAACTCCGTGGAACCCGCGACACCTTCCTTGACCATACCGGAGCGTTCCATTACATAAAGAACACCGAGTGCAGTTGCGGCGAGTACGAATATCCTGACATCGCGTTTGATAAGGTAGTGAATTGATGCGGCGTATATTATGAACCTAGAACCAGCATTCACGCGTTGCGCTGAAGACTGGATGTTGGTCGGCCAGAATTCGAGAACTTTGTCACTTCGCACGAGTTGCTTGGGATCTTCAAACCAAGAGCTCATTTATATATAGTAGTTTTATTTTTTCAACATGCCTCCCAACATGCCTTGCATGGTCTTCATGAGTGCAGATTCATCGATGTTTCCACCTTCCGTGTCGAGTTGGTCGGCACACTGCTTCGCAACCTTCTCAATCATGGAGAGGGTGTCTTCTGGGATAGAACTGATGGTGGTACCGAGCATGTACAAAGTTTGGATGTATTGCCAGATAGCATCCTTCGTTCCTTCCGAAACACTCGCCCAGTGTCCTTCGAGGTTAATACCCTTCAAGAATTCGAGGTTCTTGGCTTCATTCAAAAAGAACGTGTCGTCCTTCGCAGAAATCTTGTCCGCGAATGGAGTGACACCCGCCATGAAACCGTCGACGACGAGACGTGGGTTCGATGTTCGCATGAGCTCAAAGCCCGACATGCACTTTTTAATACCTTTTTCTTCTGGAAACGTCTTGTGGAGTTCCGCAAGAAATTGGCCCATCATATCATTGAAAGCGTTTACAGAACTCATTTTTACTGTAATCTATACTAATTTTATCTTTAAGCGAATGGTTCTGTAGATATGGTCTCTTTACCTCCTATGCCGTTAGACACAATGAAATACACTAAAACTGCATTAAGAAAAGCTGGTTTGGAATAAGCACTCGTTGGGAGTTTTCCTTCGTTATTGAGCTTCGCCTTGACGTGGACGTAGCCCGCCGTGATGACACCCGCGATGATGGCGGCCCAAGCTGGATCTCTAAGGTAATCTTCGAATTCCATTTAATAGTAACCAACTTTTTTTGCACGGGTTTCGGATGCGTCTGGGAACAATACATCGTCATCCTCTTCTTCCTCCTGTTGTGGGGCCATGGGTTTATCGGCCGTGGAAATGGTCTTGAACTCGTTATCGAATGGAGAAGTTTCTGGTTCTTCTTGTTGCTGTGGTGGGAAGGAATCTTCGGCCGCCGCTTCTGGTTCACCACTGGTTTCGCCTTCTGCTTCGGTCATGGGTTCATCCATTGGTTCACTCATGGGTTCGGGTTCAGGTTCAGGCATTTCATCTGCGAAATCTGGGTCTTCGGTGTCTTCCATTTCACCACCAAGATCGATGTCCTTGTTTTCTTGTGACATGTACGTTTGAAGAATTTGTTGTACCGGAATCAGTTCACGGACAGACGCTTCGATGGCGATAGAGAAACGTTCGTACAACTTCTCGTCTCTCTCGTACTCATTTTGGCTTTCGGAAAACACGTATGGATCCTTGTAAAGTTCCTTCGCGACGTTATTGTAACAGGTCTGAATGAAGGTTTCATTCGTTGGAAGCTTGAGTGAAATCTTTTTGTTATCCTTGCCGAGACGCACGGACGAAAGAATCTTAACACAGCTCACAAACACGGCTGCGAGAAGATCGTTAAACCACGCGCACCTGTTCGCGATGTTATCGGTGTGTTGTTTAGACATACCCTCGTTCCAGTTTGGAACTTCCTTGAGAAGCTTTTGGAACATCATGAGTACCTTTCTTCCCTTAGACATGGTGTACGCCTCTTCGTACATCTTTTCAAAATTCTCAATCATAACCGGACACATGAGTTCACACAATTGGCCCAAGTACTCACGCTTGGCTTCTACTAAAATATTGAGGTTGTCCATTTATGATTAAGTGAAATTTTTTTAAAATCATTTTCCCGCGTTTCCCCTGTACTTATTGGCCACCTTTTTCAAGTTAACAAAAGATGGAAAATCACCGAAATCTTCTGTCTCTGTGACTTCCTTTTGGGGTTTGTTTTTCTTGATGGACCACGTGATGAATATTTCGTGGTCACCTATGAGCCTCGTGATGAAACCACCTAGATCGAGTTGCCTCTTGATGTAATGCGTCGCTTTGATTCTATCGAAGGCAGGGTATCCGACCACAAAGTTTGGAATTTGTACGAATAATTGTTTGTTGCCAATCTCTACGGTCTGACGAATCTTTTTAGCTACTTGTTCGTAAATTTTCTTATACGTCTCTTTTTTCAATTGATTCTTTTTTTCAGCTATCTTTGAAATCTCATTGACACTGATCATTACATTATCTAAATTAATTATTTTCCAACAATTTGGGGCGGCCATACATCTCTTCGGTGGTTGGTATGACCTTCTCTATGAGTGGTGTGTTTCTCACGAATTTGAGTTCGTTTTCTCGTACTTTGGAAAAGTCCTCAAATTCACGGATGTCCTTGTCTGTGGTAAACATCTTGGTGTTCGAGGGCTTATCGACATCGAGTGGTTGCGTTCTAAGAGAGATGACGACGACCACTGGGTTTGTTCTGCTCACTTCACTCATGTACTTGGCGATGATGAGCTTGGTCGTGTCGACCTTGCCTGTCTCTTCGTCAATGAATTCGATGGGAACATCCGTGAGGTCACCCAAGTCTGGGTCATCTACACCCAAAGTACGAAGCGTCGCTTGCATGTTCATGTCATTCCAGTTCACACTGTGTGGGTCATCCATGATGCGCACATCCGACGAAACAGCGAACGCGTATGGGAAACCTCCGTGTTTCACGACCATGAAGTTACACCTGTAGACTTCATCTCGCGTCTCGTCGTGTGTGAACTTCCTGACCTCAGTAGTCTGCACGATGTAAGTACAGAGACCTGTGATCTCTTGAACACGCTTGTTTACCGCGAGTACAATCTTTTCCATGACATCGTTAGACACTTTGACGTTTTCGACGCGTCTGTACTCCGTGAGGTCGAGGACGTTTTCGTCTATGTCCGACGTTTTCGTCTTAGTGGAGAACCTCTCCGTCCTGGACATCAAAAAGAGTATGAGTAGAATCAACAGTACTAAATACAGTATCCGCATTAATATATGTTCACAAAATTTTTAAGAAAAAAAAATATTTTTTTTATTTCTTTTTTTCTAAAAAAAGTTTTGAAAAAAATATTTTTTTTTCGATTACATGTATTTGGATTTCACCCAATTTCTGTCAGCCTTAAAAATTTTTGAGAGTTTAGGATCCGTGGTTCTAAACAGTATCATCAAGACATTCAAACGTCTAAATAGACCGAGTGGTGGTTCGCCAGCGCGAATGACCTTCGCCAACGCGCGGTGTCTCGCGAGTTCCGATTTATCGCGAACATCGTGATATCCATGTTCACTGAGTTTACCGTTGGACCTTATGGGGATGATAACCTTTTTCTTCATTATACGATGTATTCATATTTTTTTAGAATGCGCTCGTTTGAGTTAAAGTTTTTAGTCTTATAATTTAATAGATGTCGCTTCTGATATACAGTCCAAAGTGTAGTCACAGTCTAGATATCATCGACTACATCAAGAGACACCCACAGTTGGCGCAGTTGGTGAGTTACCACAACGTGAATCTCAAGGGTATCCCTCCTCAGTACGCACACAAGATAAACCGCGTCCCTACGATGCTCACCAAGAATGGAAAATTACTCGTGGGGAACGAGATACGAAATTGGTTGGAATCGCTTCTCCCTGTGGAAGACATAGGTACGTGTGGTTTCGGTGGGTGTTCCATGACCACATTCGATGGTGAATCCAATTCCGATATTTTTAGTTTGGATGATTACGGACGCGCGCTCCAACCCGCGATGACACCTGAACTCGAGGAAAAAATAAGTCGTGACGTGTCCCAAGCCTATAACACAGGCATAAAGAAATAAACGTTAGTTTAGGCATGAAGCTCGCTACGATACAGGCGAGTGCTATAAAATCCACTTTCGAGGTACTAAAAGATATACTCAATGATGTAAATGTCTATTTCAAACCAAGTGGTGTGTACATCACGACGCTCGATACTGCACGAACATCATTAGTAGACATGTTTCTCTCATCGGATAATTTCGAAGAGTACGAGTGTGAGAACGAGATCGTTGCCGGCATCAACGTGTCTAATACGTTCAAGCTTCTCAAATCTATCACGAATAACGACGTTCTCGTGATTAGCATCGATTGTCGAGAATTCATGAACATTGAAATTCACAGTGAAACCAAGAAGACATCGACTAAGTTTGCACTCAAGCTTCTCGACATCAACGAAAACCAAATCGAAGTTCCGGATATGAACATGACTACCGTGACTCCTATGCCTTCCATAGATTTTCAACGAATTTGTCGCGACATGTATAACATCGGGGGTGATATAGAAATTACACGGGATGGTAAGGTTCTCCGTTTAAAGTGTGAGGGTGATTTCGCCAATCAGGAGACGGAGATTCAATGTACGGAAGAGAGCCCGCGTATATGCGGTACGTATTCCCTTCGGTACATGAACATTTTCACTAAAGCGACGAGTATGTGTTCTACCGTGCAAATCATGCAAGAGGATAATAACCGATTCCTCATATTGAAGTACAACGTCGCAAATCTAGGTGATTTGAAGTTCTATCTCGCCACTAAAGAACTCGAAGATCAGTAACGTATCCATCGAGTGTACTGACTGTTTTGGTCTTCCCAAATACGTTCTTCAAACGAATGTTTGGATACATGGTTGCGAGTGTTTCCTCGTCGTAGTAAAGCATGTCACGTATGCGAACCTTTTCTCCATGAAAATCACCTCTCGGCCCCGCGTACCGTTTTATCTTACCTAAAATATCCTTGACTGGCTTATCGTCAATGTCCACGAGGTGTGCCGATACGAGCGGAATACTAAACACCATACCAGGTTCACTGGGTGGTGGCCACTCGTGTTGTGTTTTGTACGTCAAGTACTTGTACAACTTGTCATTGTACCAGTATTTGACCCGAATGATCACCTTTTTCACGTTTGCAGGGAGGGTTTCTTTCCTGTACTTTAGCTCCTGTGATTCAACGTAGTGTTCATCAAACAACCCGTCCCACTTTTTAGATTCTCCTTCCCAGAATTCACCGTCTGTCTCAAATTCTTTGTCGTTATCCGTAAAATATTCCATCGCTGCGCGTTGAATGCGATAATCGGGTATGGAAACAAAATTTTTGTAAACATCATAAACCCATATGATTACGCTAGTTAAAAGATTGCGTAGCATTCTAATTAATTTATGGAGGGAAATTTTTTAAGTAGATATAACAACAAAATAGACGCATGGAAACAGTCTATTGACGATGACCCCCAAAACCGTTCGGAATACGAGCGAGACATGTCCGAGTATCTAATAAAGTGTATGCCTTACATGAAACAATACACGGAAGACATAGATGTAGAAGTTAGTACAGACAATATCTTTAATTGTAAAGAAACGTCTGGTCTACAGAGAAAGGACATATTTAATGAATACCTAGCAGACGTAGAAAACATGACTGTAGAGAAGAAAGTTGAGAAGAGGGTGGACACATGTCCCACCTGTCCCGATAGTAACATATTCCATTTTGCCGATACGAGTGAACTCGTGTGTGATAACTGCGGTCTCATTTTAGCCACTCTCATCAGCGAAGAATTAACCTATCGCGAAGAGCAAGAGACATCGGAAAAGATCGTGAATTATTCTTACAAGCGTGAGAATCACTTTAACGAATGGTTATCACAGTTTCAAGCACAAGAGACCACGAACATACCACAAGAGGTCATAGAACAACTGCGGAGTGAACTCAAGAAGATTAAGATAAAGTCACTCGAAGAGATCACACACGCCCGAGTAAGAAGTCTCCTTAAAAAGCTCAAACTTAATAAGTATTACGAGCACGTCCCTTACATAACAAACATATTGAGCGGTATCAAGCCTCCTAAGATGCCACAAGAGCTCGAAGAACGTCTTCGTATCATGTTTAAGGACATACAAAAGCCATTCGATGATAATTGCCCTTCGTACAGGCGCAATTTCCTTTCCTACAGTTATGTGTTATACAAATTTTGCGAACTTTTGAGTGAGGACTCATACCTTCAATACTTTCCACTCCTTAAAAGTAAAGAGAAGCTGTACCAACAAGATGTGATATGGAAGAAGATATGCCACGATCTAAGATGGGAGTACATACCCACCATTTAAAGAAAAGGGTACTCTAAAAACATAATGAACGTGTACGAACAGTTTTGTGTAGACGAAGCGACATTTCACCTAAACAAAGCCAATGAAATCCTGACCAAAGAAATGAAAGATCCTAAGAAATATTACGACGAAACACTCAAGAGTTACAAAGACCTCGCGCGCCTGTTTCCCTTTATTCTAGCAATGAGATACGCCGAACTTCACACTGACGTTCTGGAAACGGAGGAAAGTTTATCAGATACGCAGTCTTCAACCCAGTCAAGCGAAGGTAGTTACGACCCTGAATCTCAGCCGCGTCATTTAAGGTTTTAATCGTTTTGAATTCGAGGACGGTCTCGTTATTAATAATGATGTCCGCCCTCAAATTTCCAATCACGTGTCCATTGAATGGAATCGTAACTATTCTCTCCGATTCGTAAGGAATGTTCTTCGAACGAAGAAGCACTTCCATCGCATTGTGATATACTCTCTCACTGTATCCTGGTCCCAGTTGAGAATATATCTCTGTGGCGTAGGTCTCAATTTCAGACATCTTATATTCTTATTAAAAAATAACTCTAAACTACTTCATTAAATCGCGTATGCCGAGCCACCGTGCTTAGATTCATCGAGACCGATGACTTCTTCTTCTTCGGAAATTCTTAGCATCTTCGCACCTTTGAAAGCTCCAAAGAAGACGCCGAGCATCGTCATCGTCCAAGATGCGATGACCAAGATACCGACGATTTGTGCACCGAGAAGTTTACCACTGCCCCCGTAGAAAACACCGGCTTCATCGATACCGAAGACATCGTTGACGTATTCTCTCTTAGCCATGAAACCGACCCAAAGAACGCCGAGTGCGCCACAGAAACCGTGCATCGGGGCAGCTTCGAGTGGGTCGTCAATCTTCAATCTGAGGAGGAGAGCACTCGAATATTTGATGCACGCGGCACCGAGTGCACCACACAAGAGTGCCGCCCACGGTTCCGTCGTAGAGCAGCCAGCTGTGATAGACACAAGACCCGCCAAAGCACCGTTACACACAGCGATGAGGTCCCAAATCTTGTCTGACTTGTAGTTGAGTGCCATCGCGGTGAGACCACCGGATGCAGCCGCGAGTGTTGTCGTCACAGCGGTTCGCGCGATGACCTTGGCGTTGTCTTCACTCATGAGTCCCAATTGAGAACCCGGATTGAAGCCGTACCAACCGACCCAAAGAATGAACGTCCCTAGAACGACGAGTGGTGCGGAGTGTCCAGGCATAGGATTCACACGACCATCCGGTGAGAATCTTCCCTTTCTCGGACCCACCATGTATGCCCCAACGAGACCAGAAAGACCACCGACCATGTGTACGATACCAGATCCAGCAAAGTCGAGCATACCGACACCAAAGAGTTTCGCACCATTTTCTCTCCACGGACCGAGCCATCCTTCAGTGGACCATCCCCAATGGACGACACACGGGTACACAAACGCCGTGAGAAAGAATGAATACCCGAGATACGCGACGAACTTTGTGCGTTCGGCGACGGAACCGGAAACAATAGTGGCCGCAGCGGCTGAGAAAGCCCACTGGAAGAGAAAGAATGCGACATCTCCCGGAGAAGAGATATCCTTCATGGCAAAGTTACCAGAGCCAATGAAAGAATTGGGTTTGTGACCTTCCGTCTGACCGAACGCGAATCCATATCCAAATAGGAACCACGCGACGGCACCGACGCACGCATCCAGAACATTTTTGATAAGAATGTTTTTAGTATTCTTAGTCCTGACCGAACCTGCACAAAGCATAGCGAAACCCGCTTGCATGAAAAAGACAAGATAGGCCGAGTTCAAAAGAAATTGAGCATTTGAAGCGACTTCGTGTCCTTGCACCTGTTCGGAGAGCGTTTGAAGATCCATGTTCTTCTGGCAAGTAATCAAATCTCTTCCTTATGTAAGATTAACATGACGTGGTGGTGGCCATTCAACAAACTCAAGCGCTCTTTTAGTTATCTGATGGGTGAATGACTCCTAAGTCATTCACAAAAGATCAAAAATCAAGACAACATGGACAGACACCATCTACTCGGCCTTCTCGACAAGCTCCAAGAAAAGTACTCCCTCCAAGATGGGGAGTACAAGGAGTTCGCCGAAGCCATCGGGGGAAAGAAGAAACCCCTCGATGTATCCGAAGCGAAGATTGTGAAGTTGACCTATGACCTGTATGAGTGTGGAGTAGAACACGGTGACGAAGAATTCTACCCAACCTTAGACTTTACGAAAAAATGTACTTGTATGTGGAACGTCGTGGAAGACGAGACGAGCTGGCACGTCTACGGTGATAAGATATACATGGGCCTGTTTAATCGTTGCGACATTCACAAGAGTGAATTAGAACTCATAGTCAAAGAGATGGAAAAGGAAAAGAGTGTTGTGAGCATGGCGAACGTGCACAACAGGAGGATTTGTATTCGACCTATCTCTGTAGAAATTATTTCTTAATAAAATGTAAGATGTCTCCCGTCCCATTCGTCGACGTCAGAAACATAACTTCCGCCTCGAGCCCTCGTTTCAAGAAGGGAATAGATGGTCTCGTGAAACAGTCGAAACAGGCGATTAATACCGGTAAGAGTACGCTCAACAAGGAACTCAAGATTTACGACCAATTCATCGCGCGCGAAAAAAATTCAGGTAAGCCCGTGTACGTCAAGCTTTTCTCGGAAGTCAAGCGCCTTCTTCAAGGAAAACCCGCGTCAAAGCCCAGTAGTTTAAAGAAGAGAACACCAAAAAGTACATGATGACGTGTGGTGTTTGTTGTGAAGGTTATAACAAAACAAATCACAAAAAAGTATGTTGTCCTTTCTGTGATTTCGAATCGTGTAGAACATGTACACAGACATATTTACTTTCTACGACGGAAGATCCACATTGTATGAGTTGTAAAAAGGCACACAATCGCGAATTCGTAGACTCATTTTGTACCAAAAGGTTTAGAAACCACGAGTACAAGAAACACCGTGAACAAATTTTGTACGAGCGCGAACTGAGTCGCATGCCAGAGACGCAACCGCAAGTACAAAGAATTCTTCGGCGACGGCGATTACACGCCATGCAAAAGGATATATCAAACTTGTACCTACGCACGAGACGTAAGTATCAGATAGCCGTTCAAACGGGTGGAATGTACATCGAGAGTTATCTAAAAATGGTCGAATTCGCGACGTGGGCGTACGAGCAAATCCAACAGGAGTTACACGAATTAAACACGACACCCATAGATTCTACGGATAAAGTGGTCAAATTCACGCGTGGGTGTCCCAAAGAAGAGTGTCGTGGATTCTTAGACGAAATGTGGAAGTGTGGTATCTGTGAAACATCCTTTTGTGACATGTGTAACGAAGAGTGTGCGGAAGGACACGCGTGTGATCCAGATACCGTGAAGACCATGAAACTTCTGAAGAGAGACACAAAACCGTGTCCAAAGTGTAGCACGATGATTCACAAGATAGATGGGTGTGCGCAGATGTGGTGTACCACGTGCCAAACGGCATTTGATTGGAGAACTGGAGCCATAGAGAAGGGACGCATACACAATCCACACTATTTTGAGTTCAAATCGAGAACGCGGGAACACGGAGACATTCCGTGTGGTGGGCGACCAACATTCAGAGAACTTTTGGATAATGCGGCGTCATCCGAGATATTGGCACTCAATACAGCGGTGGGAACTGTGGAGTATCAGTTGGCGTATAAATACGGATTCATGTACAGGGACAATCTTAACCTTAGAATAGGTTACCTCATGAATCAAATCTCCGATGATGAACTCAAAAAGGAACTTCAGAGACGAGACAAGTACAACGATAAGATCGGGGATATACGTGACATCTATCAGATGTTTGCCGATACGGGTGGTGATTTATTGAGACAATGGATGATAGATCCGGGCAAGGAACAATACGTGTTAGATACGGCGTACGAACTCGCTAAGTACACGAACTCCGTGATAAACGGAATACGAAGCAGATACACGTGTCAAGTGCCTCGTTATATATTTCTCGGTAGATATTAGATGATGCTCATCATATTAATAATATTGTTAGTGATACTACTATTAAGACCAAAATATAACAACCCAAGGATCATAGAATGTGTGTTGACTGACGACGACTGTGAATACATAAAATCGAAGGCTGAACCGGAACTCAAAGTGTCTACAGTATCTGATGACAGAAACATAGATTACCAGGTACGAAAGAGTGAAACGGCGTGGTTGGGATTCGATGATGAGAGAATACACGACATAGCACACAGGTGCTTAAAACACGTGGGCATGGAAGATTGTGATAATTGTGAGAGTCTCCAAGTCCTTCGGTACAAACCGGGTGGTTTTTATAACCCTCACCAAGATGCAAACATGGAACATGCGAATAAAAGAAAGTACACATTCATACTCGCCTTGAATGATGAGTATGAAGGTGGAAAAACATCGTTTCCGGTATTAAATAAATCTTATAGGCTACACAAGGGTGACGCACTTTTATTTGATACTTTAGACACGTGGGGCCGCGTCAATAAAAAGGCGTTACATGGTGGCGAGCCCGTAAAGAGTGGCGAAAAGTGGATTTGTAACCTGTGGGTCCGCGAATCTAAATATCACCCCTAGCGCGCAACTTTTCGCGGTTCGCCATGTGAAGCGCCTCTACATCCGCCTTGTTTTGTCCTACGTAAGGCACGGCATAGCCTTCATCACACATCCACTTATTGACGTTCGTCCATTGTCCGTCTTCAGACACCCACACTTCTGCCAAAATGCGACCAAACTTCCCTCTGGAATCCCTTTCCGGGCATCTGAGTTGGATCTCGATATCATCCTTCTCAGATTCTACGGCTTTGAGACACCATTCCTTGAGCTTCTTCTTGGAGAGGAGACCGAAAACCTTTTCTTCTTTATCAGAGGTACGCGACTCTGGGGTATCGATGCCGAGCAAACGCACGCGTTGCTTGGTACAGACATCGAAACCGAGATCGATGGTGACATCTATCGTGTCTCCATCGACGACCTTTTCTAAGGAAGAGACACGGTAAATGAATTCACAGGGTTCTTGGGCGTAGGTGGACATATACTATGGGTTAGATTATAATCACCTGATTACACTAGTACCCCGTTTTTTCAACACTTCATTCATACGCCTTCTACTTAAAATTGTATTATTTATATTTTTTTCTATATCTCTGAGTCTATTTAGTCCAGTCTTTGGATCTTTCACCTCTTTTATTAATGCATCTCTTTCGCTTCTCATAACCAATTTACCATTAATATTGGTCGTATCTATATTTTTTAGAAGCTTTGCTCTGAGTGCTTTGCCTACACCTAACTGAGAGGCACCTATCATCGTAGCTTTGGGCTTCAAAGATTTCCAACTCTGTCTAGCGGCCACGCCTTTCATTTGACGGTTAAACGCAGCACTCGCATTAAACGTGTTATTAGTGGCTCTGTTTGCTGCGAGACGCTTTTGTTCTAAATTTCTAGTCTGAGCTCTGAGTGCATTTATACCTCTTTGTGCATTCTGTCTTTGTTTTGTGAGACCAGTTATGACCTTTTGTGATACGGCGTTTCTACGCCGGAGATTCTGTCTTTGACCTCGAACTTGTGCGAGCGTTTTGGACAACGTGTTTCTTTGTCCCTGAAGATTCTGTCTTTGTTTTGTGAGACCAGTTATGACATTTTGTGATGCGGCGTTTCTACGCCGGAGATTCTGTCTCTGACCTCTGACCTGTGCGAGTTTGCTGGAAAGTGTGTTTCTTTGTCCCTGAAGATTCTGTCTCTGGCGTTGGAGTCCAGTCACAACACCCCGCGCGACGCCGATTTCTTTTTTGGCTTTATTAAGGTTGGTTCGGGTGTTTCTCAATTGTGTACCGAGTCCGCGAACAGCGGTACCTTGCCACTTGCCGACCACTTTGGATTTTTGGAGGTTTGTTTGGAGACTTTTCACAATTCTCATTGTTTTATTCAATTCGGCTTGAGTCTGGGCCAAAGTGGTGCTTCTATCTTTAAGTTCACTAATTAGTTTACTTTTGTTAGATGTAACTTTTTCTAATTCTTTGGTAACTGAATTCACCGCGGTTTGAGTTTCTCCAAGTTGGGTTTTTAATTTTTTTGTTTCTTCATTGTACTTCTTTTCGAGAACGGCCTTTTCGGCGTTAGACGCAGTCTTAGCGTTTTTCATTTCTTTTTGAAGCCTCGCTATATTTAATTGGATTCGTGTAATTTCATCCGCCTTTTTGACCAAGTTTGCATTTTTCACGGCGATTCGTTGTGTGGCGAGCTTAAGTTTTTCGGTTTTTTCATTAGAGTCAGCCTGCCATCTGTTTCGGTTAGTTTCTAAAGCCTCGATTCTTTTTCTCTGGTCGGCTTCTCTGGTAGCGCCGCTACGTATTATTTTATTTGCTTGTGTTTTATAGATGTTTATTTGACTTTGCAATTCTTGTTGTCTCGTTTCTAGGAGTGCATTCTTTTCCTTTATGAGAGTGTTCATTTCAGCCTTATTTAAATTTGCTTGTGCAAGTTTTTCTGAAATTTCGTTTGCTTTGGCGTTTGCAGCGGCCGCAGCTTCTGCACTTTGTTGAGCTTCAGCTTGAGCCGCGTTTCTCGCAGCATTCGCTGCTGCTGCAGCTTCTGCACTTTGTTGAGCTTCAGCTTGAGCCGCGTTTCTCGCAGCGTTCGCCTCCGCCTTGTTACCAAGTGCCTTTTCAAGTTGTTTATTTGCGTTAAGTTTTTCTTGGCGCAGTTTTTGATAGTTTGCATTTTTTATTTTTTTCTCATTTTGTAATTTTTGGTAATTTTTGGTGGCTTTATTTAGGTTTGCTTTAAGTTTATTTCTTACATTAGGGCTCGTTGATCGTGCAAGTTCATTTTTAAGCTTTTCTATGTTTCTATTTTTAGTATTCATAGTAGTTTTAAGATTACCCATTTCTTCGCGCATTCTATTCATGTTTTCAGTGTTTCGACTAA